GGGTGGTTGGGGTGCATGATTCAGGACGCTCACATTGCCATGGACGGGTGCGGATGGCTCACCGAGGAGCATTTCTTTGCCCTGGAGCGCCTGACGTTGTTCTCCGTCCTGGCCGAAATGTACCGAGAATCCCGTCCGATTGACGTCGTCACGGTACAGATCCACCTGACCAGGAAGCGGTTATTGGAGGCTGTAGGCGGCATGGATGCCCTCCTGAAGTGCCTGGAAACGGCTCCGAGCCCCGCGAATGCCCCCTACTACGCCGGCATACTCCGGGAAAAATGGTCACTCCGCAGCGTCCAGGAGGCTGCTACGGGCGTTTTGGAGGGGGTGAAGGCGTCCCAGGACCCTCTGGCCTTCGTCCGGGCAGCGCGGGCCAAGTTTGAAGCGATTGCCCAGGAGATGGAGGATTCGGGCGAAATCGACTCCCTCCACGGGAAGGCAGCGGCAGAAATGCTCCTCACCGACGTCAACGAACACGCGGCCCGCGCCGGCCAGGGCCCGGAGATCAGCACAGGGCTGAAGGACCTGGACCGGGTCACCGGCGGATTGCACCGGTCGGAGATGCTGGTCATTGGCGCCCGGCCGTCCATCGGGAAGACCGCTCTCCTTTTGACCATGGCTCACTCCACCGGTCAGGAGCAGAAGATTCCGTCCCTGTTCATCACCTTGGAGTCCCCGATCAAGGCCATACTGCGGCGCCTGGCCTGCGGGAATGCCGGTCACAGCCTCGGGCACTACCGCTGCGGGTTCTTCCAAGAGCGTGATCTCCCGCGGTTCGTTGGGGAGGCAGTCCGCCTGAAGGAAAGCCCGCTCTACTTCGTGGGGCAGAACCCGAAGAAGCCCAGGACGGTGGACGACATCCGTGCGATCATCCGATGGCACGTCAGGAAGTACGGGGTCAAGGTGGTCTATCTGGACTACCTCGGGAAGGTGAAGCACTCGGGGAGGGCCCGGGAAAAGATGACCTACGAGATTGCCGACATCAGCGGATCGCTTCACAACGAGGCGGAGGGATCCGACGTCGCCCTAGTCGTCGCCCACCAGTTGAACCGAGACGCAGAGAAGGATTCCGGGAAGAAGGAGAGGATGCCGTCGTTGAAGGACTTGGCGGACTCAGGGCAGATCGAGCGGGACTTGGATACCTGCGTCCTGATCCACCGGGAGCGCGAGAAGAAGGAAGGCGGCGCACTCCTGATCGTCCCGAAGCAGCGAGACGGAGAAACCGACATAGTGAAGGTCCACTACATCGGTAAGTACACCCGGTTCTACAACGCCGATTACGGATCACCGGATGAGGAACCCGAGTCGATGAAGGATCACCCCTGAGTGAACGGGATCATCTCCGCGAAGAACTGGTCGTTCCAAATTCGGATGCTGAACTTGTGCCCGGTAGGGGCGATCAAGTAACTGCCCTGGCGCGGCAGTTCCACCAATTCCCAGCCGCGCATCACCAGTCGGAGAGCATGCGGGAGCGTGATCCGAAACGGACGGGGGCGACGCGTATTCATTCTGGTCGTTTTGGGGCTTTGCGGATGCACGCCAGCATGAAGGCTATCAGCACGATCCAGAGAACGATGGCGAGTGGTGCAGTCATTTAGATTCCTCCAAGAAATGAACACGTTCCACCGCGTACCCTCCACTCCTTCCTTCGACCGAAACAACTGCGGCTCCGAACGGCAACAGCCATGCCGGCGTGCGTGTCTTCGTGACGTAGAACTGACCGGAGTCGAGTTTGATCATGCACTCCGATCCAACGGGGTGCTTTTCGTTCCAATCTTTAACCTGCTGCTCTGTGCACTTGCGTGGTTTCATGATTTCTTTTGGTTCAACTGTTGCTTCACCTTTTCCCAGTACGGTTTCGTCGCGGCCTTCCTGTGTCCCTGTGGACCGCCGCACCAAATCCGCGCCCACTTCTCCGGAGATTGGCTCCGTCCGCCGTACCTGCGGAGATAACCCACGCAGATTTCCACGGACTTCTTTCGGCTGTAACAGTCGTCCGGCCAGACGTAGTGCGTCCCGTAGCGACGGTTCACGTCCTGCACCACGGCTCGGGAGATTTGAAGGATCCCGATGGAGCGCCCCGAATCTCCAATCGCACGTTCGTCCCCTCCCGATTCAACTGCGATCATGGCCGCGAGTAAGGCTGGAAAGTTCATCGGTTTCGTCTCTCACCTACCCCGGATGCGCGGAAAAAACAACAAACCGCGCCACCCTGCCAGATAGGGAAGAGAAGGAACCGGCCAGAGATACCCCCTGGCTCGGAGTGTTGTGGGTTAGACGTCGCCGTCGCCGGAGCCGTAGCCGTCGCCGTCGCCGTAGCCGGAGCCGTAGCCGTCGCCGTCGCCGTAGCCGTCGCCGTCGCCGTAGCCGTCGCCGTCGCCGTCGCCGTCGCCGTCGCCGTAGCCGTCGCCGTCGCCGTAGCCGGAGCCGTAGCCGTCGCCGTCGCCGTAGCCGGAGCCGTAGCCGTAGCCGTAGCCGGAGCCGTAGCCGGAGCCGTAGCCGGAGCCGGAGCCGTAGCCGTCGCCGTCGCCGTAGCCGGAGCCGTAGCCGTCGCCGTCGCCGTAGCCGGAGCCGTAGCCGGAGCCGGAGCTGTCCAGTGTCACCATTCGCGCTTGCATTCGATGAGATGGATAATCGCCCGATATGGAGCGATGATGGTACCGACATCGTCGGTCACGGTTTTGCTCGTCGGTCCATGAACCAGCTCACCGAGCCCTTTGGTCGTTCCCCAGACCCGAATGTTCCGCGCATTCTCGATCCGGACGATATCCCCTTGGATGCTGCACTTACCAACGTACACGAAGCCCCGGTCCAAAACCGCGATGTGAGTCCCAGGCAGGTCACGGTTGACGGTTTGACTCGCGTTGCCGTTCAGCAGTTCTTTCAGTTCATTGAATGAGATTTCCATGTTAGGAGTGGTTTTGTTTCTGAGCCGTACCGGCTCCTTGAACTCTCGCCGCGCAAGAGACCAAGGAACCGCCCGGTGGCATTCCGGGTGATTCGTGGTCAGTTAGTTCATGGTGTCTCCTTTGGTTGTCCGCATGGCGGAAAATCGGATACCGGTGTCACTTCTGTTTCTTCAGGTACTTCAACCGACGCCTGCGAGCCTCATTGACTACGATAGCGGAGCTGATGACTGCGGCAGGAAACTCTTCGGCTCGGGCGAAGGCCACGCTTATCTTGGCTCTGTCAGGCAGTCTTTTCGTCCTCTTTAGAAACTCACGATTCGATCCGAATGTGAGTATGAACGTGTGATACTCACCGGAAGGCATCCGGAACTTGAATCCCAGCCATACCGGCTCGTCCAAAAGATCAACCGCCTTCATCGCTCGATCCCTCCAAGAAGCAGCGCACCCCGCGCCTTGTCCATCAGGTCGTCCGGTATCGCGTAGGCACTGATCCCGTGCGGCGCCGGAATCTTCGCGCACCGCAGGATCGACCAGAGCGCATGGTAGGCGTCAGGCGCCGCCGCCAGCATCTTGGCGCGGGCGATGTCTTCCATGCTCGGCATCTCATCACCGTCCGCTCCAGACATGCGCCCCGGATCGGTCGTCGCGACTTGCTTCTCGCCTGCGTAGATCGCGCAACCGTGTGCGGTCAGTCTCTCGAATGGTTTCTTCATGGTGTTTAGGGTAGGAAACTCCAGATCAGCACAGCCCACAAGGCCGCACCGACCAGCATCGCGAGTGACCAGGCGCATACTGCGCGACCACGGGTGGAGTAGAGTCGTTTCATTGCGAGGTCATGCTCGGCTGAGTGGCCGGTGTTGAGGGTGAGGTGGATCATGGGGCCGTGAAGGTGCCGCACAGGTGAGACCAGAGCCCGTCGGCGCGTTCTTGGTCGTCGGCGCGCCGGCCAAAGGTGGCAGCAAATGCGTGCTCCAAATCGTCATCGTCCAGATCGTCGCCATCTGAGTGACTCGCCACCCACGCTTTTGCCTCTTCCGCCGTCATGCGGGTAGTGGGCGGGCGATCCAGATGCTCGGCCAGCCACTCCGGGATCCAGCCGTCGTCGTCCGTGTGGCGCTCGACCAACCAAGCCCTAGTCTTGTCGGTGGCGTCCTCGATGGCGATCGTGCTCAGAGCCTCTCCGGGATTGCGTTGCGAGCCTGGCTCACGCTCGGTCTTGATCTGCCCGCAGCGGGCGCAGACTGTGGAGTATAGCATACCGGTGCCGCCTGTAGACCAGACGCCAGGATTGTCCCTCAGACCACCACAGCAGGCATATGACGCCACCCACTCGTGGCCCTCACTGTCCGTGCCCTCTGATGGCCCATCGGTTACTGGGCACTCAGGCAAATCATCCGAGTGGGCGCCGGAACAGTCGTGCATGTCCCCCTCTACCTCCACGTCGTCCTCGTACAGGCTGTCTCGGATCTGCTCCGCAATGGAGAGATCGAGGTCCCTACACGCGCCGAACACGGTGCCGTCGTCGAACTCCAGATAATCCACCAAATCCGAGAGCTGACACCGGTCCATCTCATCGTAGTTGATGCCACGGATACTCTCCGGGGCCGTATCCAGGTCAGTCAGATCGGATACGCGCGAGTCCTCCGCCCCGTTCAGGTGTGGGCGAGGTGCGCGGAGCGTTATCTCGCACACCTCGCAATCCAATGTGATCGTGCGGTACGTACCGTCCTCACCGCTGCCCCACTCGCCGTTCTCGATCCACTCTCGGCCCTGTTCGATGGCGTCATCCAGTGAGTCGGCGTCGATGTCTTGGGTGACTCCGCCGCCTGTCCTGTCGTATATTCGGAATTTCATCGTGTTGTTTTTGCCTGAGTCGCCTTCATTGGCTACTCGGTTGGTCCTCCCGGCCCGTGCCGAGAGAACCGCCCGATCAGTCAACTCTCGTAGGAACGCCAGCAGGACACACCGCAGAACATCCGCACTCCCATCCTCGACCGTCCCGCGTCCGGTGAAATGCCGTACCGAAACAGTCCTCCCTTGGCATTCACACCACCGCACCACGCGCAGGTCACCGACTGCGCCAACCTCACCCCGGCCGGGACGCGATCCCGCATCACAGACTGCCGCGCAAAGGCGTCATGACTGATCTCAACTGGTGGATTCACTTCGCACCTCCCTGCACCTCGGCGTTGAAGGCTTCGAGTTCCTTGGAGAGCCTTTCGAACGCTGCAACGAAACCTTTGCCTCCTGATTCGGTAGATCCCTCCACCATCATTCGGATTGCAGTTACAGCCCCTCCATAGAACGCATTCCGAATCTCGATAGCCATCTCGGACGGCATCCTGCCCTCATAGACAGCCATCTCGAACTCTTCGAACTCCTCTTTGAGCGTGCTCATCGCGCACCCCCTTCCACCGACTCCCAGCCCTTCGGGGCCGACTCCGAAACAACCGTAGGAACCGCCGACACACCAACCGATGGCACCGCCTTCGCCATCTTCTCCAGCGCCTCACGGAAACTCACGTACAGCCCCATGACCCTGGTCACCGTCCCGTCCTTGTAGGCCGACAGTTTGAACTGACGGACATTCAGGTCGTACACCGGAGGCGGCACCGAGCGGTATTCCCCTCGGTTGTATCGACCCATCACTCCTACCTCGCTCAGAGTGCATGTTGGCATCCAGCCGTGAATCCCTCGGTCCACGTCCACAAACCAAACGCCACCATCAATCGCTGCCGCGGCGATCCGCTGACCCTTCACCGTGTACGGAGCCCCGGTGTTCCATGCCAGAGCCTCAGCCCATCCCTTGTATTCGTGTTTTGTGCTCATCGTTTTGTTGTTTTTGTACCGCATTCACTGCAACCAACACAGCCACAATGCTCCCACCCAATCTCCTTTGCAACACAAAACTACAAAACTCCCAATCTTTCTTCTCTCACCCTCCACTTTTTGCTCGACATCACCCAAATCCATCCCCTCTCTACTCCCCTATTCCCCTCAGAAGTACACACCCAAGACGTCTCGGCTCCCCTCCGTTGATAACCCTCCTCACCCACTTTCACCCCCATCAACCCATCAGAACTCCATCCTCGACACACCCCCGATCACCCCGCAAACACTCATCCCCGTCATGACTCTCGAACCCCAGCCCCTCAAACAACACCCAGGCTCCTCCTACTCCACAATGGCAGGTGCCTCAACCGTCAAGGACTCCAGCAACATCATGAGCCGGCGGTCCAAACACGCTCAACAACTCGTCGCGCTGACACCGATAGTCGAACGAGCGCAGTCAATTCTGCGTGTTCGACGTCGAATTTACGAGCTGACCAGGCGTGCAACGCAGCTTTGGGAGGCTTCCGAGGTCAGCGCCGAGGCGCAGAATCAGTGGCTGGAGGTCATGTCCGAGCTGCGGAGCTGGGAATCGCTGCTCGTGGACGTCGGCGGTTATGCGAAGCGTCCGAACCCGGTCGTGAAGAAGGGAAAGGTCCAGTTTGGGAGCTACGAAACGGCTCTCGACCTGGATTCGGTGCCGATTGACCCCAATTCCAGCCTCCCAGAACCGTCAGAAAGCGCGGAAACAGGCCTGGAACACGTCGTGGAAGGGTAATCGCTACTTACGAAACCCGATTTTTCACCCTTTTCCACCCCCAACTGGGATGACTCGGACGCTCGGCCCGCTCTCTCACCTCGGTAGGTCGCCATCGGATCGGCCGTCCATCGCCCAGGGGAATTTCTCGGGTAAGGAATCCCTTATTTCGTTGGGATGGGGGCCGGGTCACCCCCGGGGGGCCGCGGTTTCGATGGGGGATCGTTTGTCGTAGGGACTCCCCTATTGATGCGACCCCTTTTTTCTGAAAGTGTGTCTGGAATGAGACACGAGGATCCGAACGAGGCGTTTGAGCGGGCGATGGCGGAGAATGGGCGTGGTGGGTGGGACCAGGTGCTGGCGATGGTTGGGGCGCTGGTGTTGTTCGGGCTGCTGCTGGTGATTCTGCTGGTGATCAGGGGGGGTATCGAAGTCCGGGAGCCGGTCTGGCAGTTTGAGGGGGTGCGGTTGGTGCCTGGGGCGTTTGGGATCAGGATCGACGAAACGAGCCCGTTGCATGAGGAGTACCGCAAACTGCAGCCGGCATTCGCGCCGATGAAGCAGGAGAGGACGTTTGACCGGCGGTGACAACCTGTGGAGGGTGGAGCGCATGGAAACGACACCCGAGGAGCCGCCGGCGCCGACGTACTGGGCGAGCGAGATGGACGCGAGGCGGTATCGGTGGTGCTTGGAGTGGCTGGCGCCGGTGCTCAAGGCTGGGGACCGGGTGCTCGAAGTGGGGGGATGCGGTGCTTGGACGGAGCAATTGCGTGCTCGTCATCAGGTGACGGTGGTTCCGACGGATGGGGACTTGCGGACGTGCAGCTACGGGGAGGCTGGGAGTTTTGACGTGGTGGTGTGCATGGAGGTGCTGGAGCACATGCACGATCAGGACGAGCTGCTGCCGGGGGAGAAGTTCCCGAACAAGTGGATGGACAACTCGGCGGCGCACCTGCTGCGGGAGTGTGCGCGGGTGCTGAAGCCCGGGGGTCATTTGCTGCTGACGACACCGAATGCGTGTTCGATCAACGTGCTTTGGAAGGTGCTGAACTGGTCAGCGGGGATGATGTACCGGCCTCACGCGAGGGAGTACACGCCGTTGGAGCTGCGGACGATGGTGAAGACGGCAGGGCTGCAGGAGGTCCGGTACGAGACGGTCGAGCCGTGGAGCGTGTGGCACGAGACGGAAGAGGTCACCCGAGCGATGTACCGGCGGCTGGAGCAGATGCTGGCGGTGAACGGTTTCTCGACGATGGACCGCGGGGAGGACCAGATGATTCTTGCAGTGAAACCCCATCAATAAAAACCATGGAACCTACATTAAATCTGACCTTTGGTCAGGCTCTCGAAGCGTTGAAGACCGGGCGACGTGTGTCCCGGGCAGGGTGGAACGGAAAAGGGATGTACCTCTGGCTGCTGCCTGCGGCCAAAGTGAAAGCGGAATGGTGCCGAGAGCCTCACCTAAAGGCTGTCGCAGAGAATAACGGCGGCGAGATTGAGGCGCTTGGGTCGATCCGCATGATGACCGCGGACAAGAAGGTTCTCACCGGATGGCTGGCAAGTCAGACCGACATGCTGGCCGAGGACTGGGAAGTCCTGGCAGACTGACATTGGTCAAACCATCGGGGGCCGGATGGAGAAATCTGGCCGGCCTTTTTCACAGCCTGGTGAAGTAGTGCAGGCGCGGGTAGCCCGCGGTGTTCACGGCCTGCAGCGGGGAGACGGTGCTGACTCCTGACGTGTTGGGTTTGAGGACGCCCTCGCGGTACATGAAGGCATCGACGGCGGGTTTCACCCCTGGTAGGAGCGGGTGCGCGTAGTCGTGGATCATGACGACGGCGCCGCGTGACAGGAGCGGGAAGACGATGTTGAGGGCATCGGTGACGCTCTGATTGAGGTCGCAGTCGATGAGCGCCAGGGAAACAGCTCTCGGCCAAAGGTTCGGTTCGACGTTCTTGAACAGCCCCTTTCGAGTGGTCGGGAAAGGAAGGCAAGACTCCTCGAACAGCTCCAGAGGAACCATTTCGTCGCACGCGATAGCGCCCTTGGCGTAGTGCGGGGAGTCGCCGTCGATTGGCAGGCGTTCCGGGAGCCCTTCAAAGGTATCGGCGAGGTAGATCCGTTTGTCTGGGCAAAGGTGGGCGATGAGTCGGGCTGTGCGGCCCGCGGCGCATCCGAACTCGACGTAGTCACCATCGACTTCGTTGGACTGCATCGCGAGGTGTCCGATGGCCAGACACTCGTCAACGGAGTGCATTCCGCCGGCGGCGATTGAGGAGATGGCGGTCAGGAGGCGTTCGTCGTGGATGGTCATGGAATTCGGAGCGGCAACTTGCCAGAAAAAAGGCGGCTGTGTAAAGGTTCATACCGTATGAACAAACTGATGACGGCAGGAGTGTTTTTGGCATTGGTGCTCTCGTTGTACAGCGCATTGACGGCCAGCAAGTCGAGGCTGGAGAACGAGAAGTGGCTCAACAGAACGGCGGTGGCTGTGGCCAACGTGGACAGGCTACTCGATGTCGTGGAGAACGTGCAGACCAACCAGTTCAAACTGGCGACCGGTTGGAGGGACACGCTGAACGAGTTGAACGACCAACTCGGAAAGGAGATAAAGGAACGCCGCGCTCTCGATCGGGTCGTCGAGCAGAACGCGAAGGAGTTGATCCGAATCTCCGGGAACCTGGAGCGGGACGGGGACAAGATGTACACCAACATCGTGATGTTTGGGGCGTCGGTGTTCGACCTTCGAAACGAGGTGGCGATCGCCTGCGCGAGGATCCAGGATTTGGAGGAATCGAAGGGTCGGGTGACCGGCGGTGGGAAGCCTATGGTGCCTGTGGTTCTTCCGAGGGATCCTATCGACGCGGCGCCTGAAGGGGCCCCTCCGGAATGGGACAACCCTGTGAAGAAGCGCGAGAAGGAGCGCATCGCGCTGGAGAATGCAGGATCGAAGTAACGAGGAACGCTTGACAGTTGGGATCGGACGGGTGTACCGGTGGCGACAGACGTATGTGAGTGTCTGGTTCGTCACCGGGCATCGGTCGTAGTGGAGAGAGCCTGTTCGTCCGAGGGCTCGACAGGGAGCGCAGGGTCCGCCGTATCAGACGGCGATGCCACAATCGCTGAGAGCCCACCCGGCTCGGCAAAGGATCTGGAGACCAAAACACCGCTGGGACGCGGGTTTCGTGGGTCGCCATGAGGGAGTTCCTTGCCGATTTGCTTTCTGATTTTCAGGGCTCGCACAACGCGAGTCCGGAGCGGGCCGGCACCACAACTGGGACGATAAACCCCCCGCATCGCGCTTTGCCCATGAACCTGATTCCAGCAAATCAAAGGGAAAATTCAGGCTTATGGCTGCTGGAACAGTAAAGTGTGGAAAGTTTACCGACTACCTCATTCGGAAGATCGAGCACCTCGACGAGGAGATGCTGCGGACAGTACTTCCGACGGATCAGTTGATGGGCATGGTTGAGTCGGGGCCGTTCCCGGCGTACAACGGGACCACCCACGAGTTCGACCGCATCGAGCGTGTCGTCCCCGATCTGACTGGAGCCTGGGAGCGCACCACAACCGGGAGCTGCGTTGGGACGCCCTGCGATCCGAACGCCAAGAAGATCGGATTCGGGTCCACCCGGGAGAACTATTTCCTGGAGCAGCGTTCCTACGAGTCGGATTTGTTCTGCTTTGACGAAATCATGACTGCCGATCGAGCGATCGAGCAGTTTGCCGGTATCGTCATGAACCTGAAGGAGGCGACTGTCTGGGTCGTTTCCGACTGGATCCGCCTGTCGCTGCTCCGGATCGCCGGCAAGAAGTGGCTGGCGAGCGCAACCCTGGCGGACTTCACGTACACCTGGGATGCCAACTACGAGAAGATGACGGTTTCGGCGCTCCCGACGAGCAAGCTGACTCCGGCAATGCTTCAGCGCCGGGTGCAGCCGCTGGCGTACAAGGGCGCGATGGGAATGCGGCCGAAGGGCGCTGAGATGAGCCTCGAACTCATCACCGACATGGACACGCTCTATGCGATGGAGCAGGGCAACACCTCCCTGCAGACCGCGTGGTGCTTCAAGGAGTTCGATTCCGCGGCCAAGGAGTTCTACAAGTACGGATGGGCCGGCCGGATCGGCAACTACAACGTCCACGCCGACCTGTTCCCGATGCGGTTTGTCATCGACACCGGGACCACCCTGAAGCGCGTCTTTCCGTACAAGACGGAGGCCAGCACCCTGGGCATCAAGTCGGTGGACAACGACGACTACGTCTTGGCGCCGTACCAGATGAGCTTCATCCATCACCCTTCGGCGATGAAGCACCTTACGCTGAATCCGAAGTCGGTTAACCCGAGCATGCCGTTCCTAAACCGGGATCTGGCCGGCAAGTGGCAGTTCGTGATGCACGACCTTGGCGCCGACGCCAACGGGTGCGTAATCAACAACATGCGGCAGAATAAGGGCATGTTCATTGCCGACTTCAAGTTCTCCGCGAAGCCGTGGCGGACTGAGTGGGAGGAGGCGATCCTCCACCAGCGCGAGCCGATCTGCGTGACGATCAATCCGCTGTGCGATTCGAGCCTGCTCTCGCACGGATCCGATGCGGACTACGATTCGGCCAATGCGCTGTGCACCCGCGTGTTCGTCATCCCGATCACCGACAACGGTTCTGGCAACTACGTGGTCGCTGCGGACACGATCTCCTGCAACGGTCAGACGATCGACCATGCCGCTATCAACGCGGTTTCCCGCGCTGCGCTCGTCATTGCGCTCAATACGGTCGCGGCTTCCATGGGGACGTGGGCGGCCGATCCGGAGAGCGCCACGAGCATCCTTCTTACGGGCAACGGATGTCTGTCCGTCAACGTGCCGTTCGTTGGGCCGTAAGTGTTGGGGGGGAGTTAAAGGAGAGGGGTCTGTCGGGAAACTGATGGGCCCCTCTCTGAACCCCTAAGCTGTTACCTATGGCAACGCCCCAACAAGTCATCATCGACAACCCCTGCCTTCCTGGCATCGAGCCTCAAACGCTCACGGCCATCATGGTGGGATACCTTCGGCTGATCGCCGAGGCCCAAGGATTTCCCATGACCCCCCAAGAGATTCTGACCGCAAACCCGTGCCTGATCCAAATGGACGAGCAGACGTTGCGTGCGCTGACGGTCGGCTACCTGAAGGTGATCCAGGAGTCCGGCGGTGGCGCAGGAAGCCAGGAGATTTTCGCAGGGGTAGGAAGCCCGAACGGAGTTATTTCTTCACCTGGGCCAGCATTGTACTTCGAAGGTCCCAGCTTCCCTCCAAACCTATGGTTCAAAACCACCCCTGGATCTGTCTGGGGATGATACCCCCTATAACTCGCATGAAACTGACCACGATTTCCGTTTTTCTTCTGGCGTGCCTGTCGCTCAAAGCTGCGGTCGAGACGCAGTACCTGCAGGGACTGACGAGCCCGGTTCAGGCCAACATCGACTCCCGTGTCCTGGACACCGGGGACACGATGACGGGAAATCTTCGGTGGAGCGGAACCACAATCCCTGGCCTTGTCCCGAACAACCTGACCGCTCTTCAGATCGGGAATCTGGTCGCTCCTCCGGTTGGATCTACGGTGTTCAACACCACCAGCGGGAAGCTGAACATGTGGGACGGCTCGGTGTGGAACGAGCTTCGTATTGGTACCTACGTTCGTACGACCGGCGACACGATGACCGGGCCGCTGGTTATCCAAGGCGGAGCCGTCGTGGCCTCCACTCCGGTTCTCGATCTAAGTCAGACGTGGAATCTTGCCGGAACGACGTTCACTGGTCTGAAGTTCAATGTAACGGACTCGGCAAGCGCATCAGCAAGTCTGCTATTTGACTTTCAGGTAACTGGATCCTCCAAGGTATACGCAACAAAAGCTGGAGATTTACTGGTTGGGTCATCGTCGAGGGTTAGAAGCAACACCGGGTTCTTCATGTTAGGTTCATCGGACGATGTGGTGCTGGCCCGCGGAGCCGCAAACACCCTCGACCTCCGCAACGGAGCAAACGCGCAGACCCTGAACGTCTACGGAACCTATACAGACTCGTTTAACTACCGCCGCATCCGCACCACCATGACGACGGGTGGGGCTGCGACGATTGCTGCGGAGGGCTATGGGGCCGGGGGGAGCGGGAACACGTTGGCATTTCAAATCAATGGTCTAAACGCGCTTACTATATCTGCTGCGAACATTGCGCAGTTCGGGACCAGCATTCAGACAGCAAGCACTGGGAGTTTGTTTTTCGGAAGCAGGAGCGTGATCGACAGCTCAGCCGATGGCCTTCTACTTCTCCATAACTTTGCAACAACCGACGCCGACTTCTTCCTCAAACTCGGCGTCAACACAGCAGCAGCTGCTGGCATCAAGCGGGTCGGAACCACGCTGCAGGTCCGCCTAAACGACGATTCGGCCCGAGGAAATATGGAGGCTGGAGCACTCGGACTGAACAGCACGCTCACAATGGGTGAGGCGGCCAACATGGCTTTCGGCACGACGACTGGGACCAAGATCGGAGGATCGACCTCCCAAAAGCTCGGTTTTTGGAACGCCACACCAATCGTTCAACCGTCCAGTACCGGTGAGACGGTCGGATTCACGGCCGGAGGTGGAACCACTGTTACAGACGCCTCCACGTTCACGGGCAACGTCGGAGCAACTGCCTATCGGCTTTCGGACATCGTCAAGCACCTAAAGAACGCAGGACTTCTGGCCCAATGAAACGCCATTTCAACATCATCCGCTTCTCAAGCCTTCTGGCCTTCACGGTCGCTCTGTGCGCCTACGCAGCAACCGAGCCGGCCCCGTCGAAGGTTGTCCGAATAGAACTCACCGTGGACCAACTTGCCGTTGTCCAGCAGTGCATGAACGCCGCCGTGAAACTCGGTGGCCTGTCTGACGCCCGCGTGATTCTACCTGTCTGGGACTCCATAGAGGCCCAGGCGAAACAGCAACTCACTGACACCGTTTCAAAATGAATATCGAGATCGTCATCACCATTCCCAAGGACCTTGCTCCGTTCGCTGATACTGCCTGGAAGGCGTCGGGCAGTGGAGAACCATCGGCTGAAGCCTACGTGGCAAGCCTGATCTCGACAGAGCTTCAGGAGAATGCTGACGCCCGAGTGTCCGAAGTCGTTTCGTCCTGGCGCCCGGTGGACGCCCCAGAGGTTATTGCCCGCAAGGATGCCGTGGCATCCAAGCTGAAGGACCTCCCGCTCGATAAGTTGGAGGCCATCGAGGCTGCCCTCGCGGCCGAAGCCGTTGTTGGTCCCGTTGAAGAGGAAATTAAGCCCTGATTCGCCATGAAGTTCCCCATCCTGCTCGCATCCATTTTTGCTCTGGCCGGCTCCGCGTTCGGCCAGCTTCCGCCCACGTCGGTAAACACCGTCGCCGATCTGCTCACCATCAAGCCGAATATCCAGAAGCCTCTGGTGTTCGTTCTTGGATCGACATCAGCGAACGATGGATTCGGCGGAGACTACATCTGGAGTGCATCCTCGGGGGCACCAACAAACACGGCGCAGAATGGCGGACCGATTGCTGCCGTGTACGGGGACGCATTTGGACGGTGGATCAAGAGGACCCAGTACATCCCGACGCTTCGGAATCCAACCCTGTACGGAACGGTATCCTTCCCTTCGACGGCAACGGTCACGTTCTCGGCTGGGGGATCGCTGACCGTTGACCGGGTGATCTCGACATCGGACTCCTTCACCGAGGTCAATCCGCAGGCGCTCGTCACCAAGGCGTACGTCGATGCAGTTGGACTTGGTGGAAGCACCAACGCTGTCGTCCCGTTGAACTCCATGGCCGAACTGGTGGCTGTGGCAGGAACTTCGACTCACGGTTCCGCGTACTACCTTCGGACGTACTACACCAACGACTGGGCCGGAGGTGTTGGTGGTGGAATCTGGTACTGGGATCCGATTAGCAACTACCCGACAAACCGGGCAGTCATCGCATCGGCGCGTGGTGGCCGGTTCTTTCCTCAGTGGCACAACGGGAAGATCGACATCCGTCGTCTTGGAGCCGTCACACTTCGGCCGGCATCAATCACCGATCCGGCAATGCAGGCCGCGGTCGCTCTTCAGCAGGATCTTACCTACAACGACGCGAAGGAAATCTACCCTCCGGAGGGTGTCTGGCGAATTTCGAATACGATCGTTTCACCGAGGACTGGCACTGGTTCCAAGTACACCGTCAACAGCGGAACGAACAACCCCATCGGGACGACCACCATTTATGCGGCTGGTGGATCTGGGACAATTATCGCCGGGGACAACATCCAGTTCAGCAATTTGGAGACCGAGCCAACGTACCGAGTCGCTACCGCTCTTTCTGGAGGGTCGTTCACCATCAACGCTCCTGGACTTCAGAGCGTGATCGCGACAGGGACTCCAATATACGTCCGTCCGATGCGCCCCCTGATTATCAAAGGGGTGAACAACGGGATCCACCTGGATCCTCAGTTTCGAGCGCAGATGGCTTCGGAGATCATGATGGAGACGGCCAACATCCCGATCATTGAATGCCGGGAGACCAAGCACGGAAGGATTGAGGACTTGAGCTTGGTGTACCAGACCGCCCAGTTGCCATCGCAGACCAACGCCGCGTGCATCTACAACGGGCCTGACGACGAGATTTTCCAATGGACCATCAAAGGAATCGCCATGAAGGCGGGCGCCTATGGAATCCACATCCAGACTTCCACCGCTGGGAAAAACAACGGGTGCGCAAACAATCGGTTTGATGACCTTCTCGTCCGAAGCGCCAACCTGCAGTGCTTGAGGTTTGCCAAGTCTGGCACAGTCAACCGGCTTGGTTACGCCTACATCCAGAATGGATCCGTCACGATCACGAACGGCGCGTTTGCTCCAAGCGAGACTCAGTCCTGGACCAATGCTTCGAAGACGACTCCTGGAACGGAGATAACCCTAAACCTGACCCAGACTCCGGGCGGTCTTCAGGTGGGTTCGTTCTTCTCTCCAGCCTGGACGAACGCAGCGGACGCGAACTTCAGCAAGCAGGCATTCGTTAAGTCGATCACCAACAACGTCCTGATCTACGACTGCGAATCTGCTTTCTCAGCCCAAACGAACGTTGGAACCGGAGGGTCTATCACCGCAGTTCAGAGGGTGCAGGCGACTCAGCCGATGGTGTACTTCAACGCCGGGTTCGAGTTCGACGCTCAGGCGTGGGACGTCGAGGCAGCGATCGGTCCTGCTACGGCCGGGGTTCCTACCTTCATCGACAACGAAGGGATCGGGAACATTGGGTTCCTTCATTTCGAATACGCCGCAAACACTGCTCCAGACGGCGCCCTGCTTCGAAACAAGGGTCAGTTGACGATCGGAAACTGCCGAACGGTGAACTGCGGAAAGTTGGCGGAGATCAACGCTTTCATTTTCGAGAACAACGGATCTCGGGCGTGGCTCAAGGTTGACCACATCGGGATCTATGACCTTTCCGATTTCCCTGGTTCCACTGGCGCCTGGTATCTGCAGACCAACAAGGCCAGCGCCGTCCCTGTCGTGATCGGGAAGTACACCCGGTATCCGGTGATCCGGAACAACGCCACCAGCACAATCCTTCCGTGGGGAGCCAAGACCTACTCGCTGATCGACTTGCCGTAATCAGAACTCCATCCTTTCGTCCATGAACTTCACTCCAGTTGATATCGCCCTGGCCGTCGGAATTGCCGCTCTCTCGTTTGAGGTCTATCGGCTCCGGAAGGTATCACGCCAGGCCGTTGACCCCGCGCTGGTGAAGACCGAGGTGGAGAAGGCCGCGGCCGTCGTCGTCGAGCAGCGGATCAAGGCTTGGGAGATCGAGGAGGGAGAGCGCGAGGACGCCACCGAGAAGAAGTTGTTTTCACTCCTGGAGAAGCGGATTGCCGAGCAGCGTTTTGCGGTCCTCAAACCCCAGGGGAAAACCAAGGACCTCACCCGTCCCCTCAACCAATAATTACCCATGGACCCACGAGCTGACACACAGACATCGGCATTTGCCTTCATCCAGTGTTTGCCGCCTGACCAGAAGCTATCTCTGGGGCTCTACTACCTTGGCGTTCTGTCTGGTGGCGGAGGAAGTATCGTATCGGTCGGAGCCGGGTACGCTGGTGCCGCTGCGCTGCGCCTTGAGACCACACACGTCGGAGGTGCACGGCCGAGCATTGCCTATCTGGTGTATGCCGCAGTTCTTGGAGACGGTGGCCAGGGTGAATTCTGGTGGGACTCCTCTGAAACAGGAGCCGACGATGGAATCAACCTCATCCGCGCAGTCGATGTCCCGTTCCCATCCCCCGGGGCATGGAGGCGCCTGTCCTAATTGACCTGTGAAGCATGAACCGCCCACCCTCGAAGAGATGAACGAAAAGACCATCTTGAGCCTTACTGACTTAAAGCGGTTCCTAGGAAAGATTTTGGGCGGGTGTTTTGCGGCGTTCCTGTTGGCGGGTCAGTATTTCTACACTCAGTTGGCCGCGAATGGAGCGGCTGACGCGAAACGGGATATGGCGATCCAGGGTCTGCAAGACGAATTCAGGCATACCTCAGAAACCGGCAAGCGACTGGAGAAGGCTATCGACGACCAGCGGTTGGTGTCTTCCCAGATGCTTTTGGAGATGACCAAGCTAGCCGGAAAGGCTGCCAGCACCGAGGAGATTGCCAGGAGCACGCAGAGCCGGATCGAGGCTTTGACCGACTACTTGAGGAACGATCGCATTGACCAAAAGAAGACGGTGTTGGATTCCATGCCGTCGCGGAGAACCCAAGGATACGTTGAGCCATGACTACCGAAGAGCAGTACCAGTTGAACCGAGTGACCGCTCAAGAGATGCGGTACTGGTTTCGGAAGATCGCACGGATTCTGAAGGAGCGTCACCCGGACTGGAAGTTCTCGCTGGAGGTCGGGCCTTCCGTCGTCCACGGGCTCATCACCACGGATAACCGGCCACCGGCCCAGGATGGGTTTGAGAAACTGACGAGGATCCTGCGCGAATTCGATCCCGCCCTGAATGTTCGGATCGAAGGGAACGCGTCCATTGTGCCTGTTCCAGAGTTGACTCTTCCGCTGTACTTCCCGCAGCAGGCTCCGGGCCCTTCCAACCCGCCGCCGCCGCCGCCGCCCGACTACGTCCCGGATCCGAACAAGCTCCCGCCAACCTGCCCGATCTGCGGGCCAAAAATCTACACCGCATGACCATGGACGAATCCACCATCCACCTGATCGAGTCTTACCTTGGGGTCAAAGTGAACATTGCCGCCTGGGCCATGACCGTGGTCGCACTGAACTTTCTCGGTTCCCGGGTGAAGCAACTCCCGCACATCATGGACGAATGGATCCCGATCATCCTCGCCGGCGTCGGCATGGTGATCTATGTCCTGCTCTCCCTTTCGCTCTCCGCCTACACCCCGGCTTCCTGGGTTATCGGGGTGATCTGCGGAGGTTTTGCCGTTGGCTTGCACCAAGGATTCCGTCAGACTGGTGCCCTACTGAAGGGAAAATCCATTGCCCCACCTACTGAACCAAATCCATCCAATGAGAATCAACCGCCTGTTTAGAATCGTGGCCCCGCTGTGGGCCGTCGCCCTCGTCGTAGCAAACTTGTCCTTCCTCACCGGATGTACCGGCACGGGAGGCCGTCCGAAGTCCACCGAGGAGGTGACATTTGAGACCATCCGCGACTCGCAGGACGCCGTTCAGGCGGCTCTGGCCATCTACAACAAGAGGGCTGCCAAGGCCACCGTTGCCAACGAGAAGACGCAGCAGAGCGACCCGGGCGGCTACCTGGACCGCCAGCGGGCTCTAACCACGCGGCACGGGAACGTCGAGCGGGCCATCGCCGAGTACCAAGCGGCCGTGAATGCCCAGATCGCCGCCTGGAAGGGCGTGGACGGATCGCTTCCTGACACCGGAAGCATCACGATCGACGCCGCCGTCTCTTCGGCTTTGAAGGCCGCGCTGAAGGCCACGATTGATCAGTAATCGTACCAAAACCCCACACAAGACATAGAATCGAATCCTGCCATGAATCCAACTGTCCAAAACCTCCTCGCCGTCCTGAACTCCAGTTTGGCCGCTGCAGCCACTTCTGATCCCAAAGCCAAGCTCGGATTGACCGCTGCCGCCGCGCTGGCGTCCATCCTGGATAACCGCTTCGGTGCCGGATCTCGTGAACTCGTCGTCGAGAAGCCAGCCGACGTCTCCGATACCGAATGGGCCGGCCTTAAAACGCATCCCATCATGTCGCCTACCGTGGTGGACGATGGGTTCAATTCCGCGCTGAAGGCCGAGCGTGCCGCGAATCCGGAGGTTCCGAGTCCGAGCTATCCCGGCCCGAGCCACCCGGCCCCGCCTTTGCCCCCCGGCCCGAGCCACCCGCCGTCGCCAAGCTACCCGGGCCCCAGCTACACGCCCGGCCCGAGTCACCCCGGTCCGTCTCGCGCCTGACCTGAACTGACAGGTTGAAACGAAACGCCCCGCTCGGAATTAACCGGGCGGGGCGTTCTGCTTTCTTGGGAGCCTGAATCAGTCGGCCAAGGCTCGAATCTCAGCCTCGTACCCGATCGGGCCGTTGCTTCGCTCTCCTGACGGATCACCTCCTCCGGTGGGGGGCTCTGCCTGTTTGTGCTGGGCCAGTTCCTTTTCCAGCTCGGAAATCCGGTTGGTCAGGGTCCGATTGGTGTGCTGGAGCTTCTCGAACCCGATTATGCGAGCCGTGCAGGCTGCCTGGGCCCGGACAATGGTCTCCCTTGGAGTTCCCTCTCGGCCGAGGAAGGCGACAGTCGCCAGCACCTTTGCCGCCGCCTGATTCGGGTTGAACTCACTCGCGTCCGGATCCGTATCCGGAAGGGGAGCGTAGAGGTCTGGATCCGCGGCCGTGATCTGGTTCACCGCCTCCTGGTACTGCGCTACCACCGCTCTTTGGCTCTCAGCCTGCTTTGCGGCCTGCTCCTTCAATCGGGTGCTTCCGTTCTGCTTGGCGTCCAGGTGAGCCGCCTGCAGTGCCGCGCCAGCCTCGGCAAGCCTCTCCATTTGGGCGACGACACGGACGGCGTTGGGTCCGAATAGATCGTGGAGCTTCTCAGACCGATCGATGTCCGTTTCCATCTTGGAGATTTGAATGATCTCCGCGTCCGTCAGGCGGCGTTCCTTTCCTGTCTCCGGGTCGGTGACACGCATCACGGACATTGCAGTTGAGACCGCTTTGAATGCCTCGTTGACCGGTGTCGCGTACCGCTGCTGGAACTCAGGGCTTAGGGTGTAGTCGCGGGAGTGAAGTTCTCCGCGGACCCGATCGAGTTCAGTTTTGCTCTCCGAGAGTTCGCGCATGACCTGCTGATACTCCGGGAGCTTGGCCAGCTCGGCGGGCGTATGGCCTTGCGATTTGAGAGCCTTCAACTCGGACTCCAGGCGCTCCTTCTCCCGTTTCTCGGTGGCATACGCTTCCCGAAGCTCTTTCGGAGTTCTCGCCTCCGGGGCAGTTTCACCGAGCGGCTTGTCCGGCGCCTTCGGAGCCTCACGCTTCTTTGGAATCAGGACGTCGATGTTTAGGTCATCCTTTGGCTTCGTATCGGGAGCCGCAGGAGTTTCGGACGCAGCAGGCTTTGCCGTCGCCGCGGGAGCCGCAGGCGCCGCCGGGGGCGTATCTTGGGCACCGTCTCCGTCAGCAAGCGCCATCAACTCAGCTCGGATGTCATCCGAAGGGGTGTATGTCGGCTGGCTATTGGGGTTTGGTCCTCCTTCGGATCCGTCAGCGGGGTCCAGGGCGAGAAGAAGTCGTCGAGTTTTGTTCATGATTCAGTGATGGGGGGGGTGAGTTAGATTAAGCGGTCTCCAAAAGTCCAAGATTGGATGGTCCGCGAGGAGCCCTCTTCGGGTCGCCCATCCGGAGCATGATCTGAAGGAACTGCCTGGCTCCTTCGACCTTGTAGTGCATGGCCGGATCTTGGCCCATGGTGCAACATAGTTCGCTCATCGCCGCCGCGGCCAGCATGTGGAACTCGTGGGAGACAGCCAGAGAAGCGGCGTAGTTGGGTCCTTTCGCCTTCTGATAGATCCCTTTGCAGTCGAGGACGAACTGGGGCGGTGAAACGGTGTCCTTCTTGGTTTGTTCGATGTCTGGTGATGCCATTTACTTGGGGGATTTTGGTTTTGGGGTGAGAGCAGCCGTGAGGTTGTCTCGGAGAATCGATGAGGACGTTTCGGCATCCTTGGCTGCAATGTCGGCCTGAAGCGCCGCCTCCTTGCGCCGCTGGTCGTTCTGGAAAGCAATCTCCTTGTGATCGCGCTTCTGGGCCGCGGACGCCTCGGCGACCTTGGCTTTGGTCTGCGCCGTGATGAGCATTGCTTGGATCTTGGCCTGGTCCTGGGCGGACATTCCGGGATTGCCCTGGTCCTGCTGCTCCTTCTGGTAGTCTGCAGCCAGCTTCTCTACGCGGTTCATCGCCTGCGCCAGGATGTCCGAGAACACCTTGATCTGGCTGCCGGCGCCCGGGTCGTCCTGAAGGGTCGTGACGATGTCCATGGTGTGCTGGATGACATTGGCCAGCCCCATGATTCGACGCATGTCGGGAACCTCGTTCGACTGGTCGATCTGATTCATTTCCAGCGCCAGGTTCTTCAGCGTTACCTGGATGTACTGCATCCGGTTGACGAACTTCCCGAGCGACACCGGCTTCCCGTCAATCAACGATCCCCATGCCAAGCTGGCCTTCTCCTCGGTGGAAGAGACTTCGTCCTCCATGGGAACGAGCGCATCCGCCTGACGGGGATCGTCCACGGTCGCCGAGGTGAATAGGCGAAGGATCTTCCTCTGGGCCTGCGGATCGAACAGGGGGTATGCCTGCATGAGTTTGTCGGCCTGCGCCATCTGCATGACCTTGTGCCCATTTCCGATCTCGCGCACCCGGGCGACGTCCCACATTTCCACATTCAGGATCTCAGAAGGAACCCCAAGCGACATCATCGTGTTTCGGAATCGCTTCGCGTCCGGATGGGGCGACGTGCAAAGGCGCCGGCAGATTTCCAAGTCCTGGTACACCTCTTGGGCGTGCGCGTGGGAGAGCATGGCGCCAACCAGGGCGTTGGAGGCTTGGCTCTCGGCAATGATCTGCGTCGCCGTCTTGTCACCTCGATTCGTTCCGTCGTCGATGTCGTGTGAGAAGTGCGCGGAGTTCTCCGACATCAACTGCCTCGCCTGATTCTGAACGGCAGAGAGAAGGGGCACGTTGACCTGGTTGCGCTCGGCCGCGGTGACCATGTTCAGGCCCTCCGGAATGACACCGTAATCGTGGAGGTCGATCAACTGAAGGCGGTCACGGTCTCCTTCACCGACATTCCTGAAGAGGGTCAAGGTCTCTCGGAAAGCTGCGTCGAATACCCGGCATCGAAGCCGATTGGCCAAGTGCGCGGTAGCGTAGAGCAGGAACCCGAGTGATCGCATTGAATGCCACCGGAACGGCGCCACGTTGCATCCGTCGGCGTAATTCGAGGAGAAAAGCCGCTTGTAGTCCGTTCCATAGGACTTGTTGCCCGGGTCAAACAGGTACTCTGAGTTTGCCAGCGTCGAGTCCCCGGATTCATCGGCGACAACGATTCGTCGATTCCACTGGGGATTGTCGTCGTCGTTGAGGAAATAGACGTCCCACGTCCGAATCTTCGGTACTGACGAGTTCGTGTAGCTGCCCGAATCCGCCTTGATGTCCTCGGCCAGCTTTTCCGGAAACATCCAGTCCTGCCCCTGCGATCCGGATTCCATCTTCTCATTGTTCTTCTCCCGGATGAGTTGCTCGACCAACCGCATATTCCACCCCTTCCTGACAGGGCCGGTCGCCATTTTGGTGAGTTCCGCGGCAGTCATCTCCCGGTAAATCTGGAAATAGGACAGATTCGTCATGTCCCAAAGAGTCCG